AGTTGACCACCGATGGGAATGCAATCAAAGTAGAAATGAACCATAGCGTTCTTGGAAACAGTTGGCAAGGCTGGCTTCGTGCATATATTGATCCTACTCAAAGTTATTCAGTGATAAATATCATGTGTTGGTGTGCATGCATTAGTTGGCTCGTTAAGTACCTTTGGAACTGGTACAAAGGCAATGATCGTTATGAGAGTTATTCACAGTCCGAGAAATGGCTAAAAGGCATTTTGGACACTCTGACGATGCTTGCCGTTTCCGTCGTTGCTATTAATGGCGGTTGGCGAGAGGCAACTATGGTCTTTAGAACTTGCATGGAGTGGTGTCGGATGTTATACACCAGCACCAGCGCGGTCAAGACAATGCGCGATTTGTTTTTCAGTGATGATACTAGTGATCTGTTGAGAGAAGATGGCAATTGGTTTTATAATTGCGTGCAAAGCGCAATGAGTTGGTGTGCTTCTACGGCACCTAAGGTTGAGGCGGCTAGGACCGCACATGAGTTATTGACCATGAACCTTCAGGGATTATCCGATGATGAAGAGTCCGACGATGAAAAATCACCATCTAGTGAAGAAACGGACTTACCTCCACAATTTGACGGACGAATGGATCCAGTCGTGTGGGGTGAGAGATTTCCACTTGCTAAGCGGTATGCTGAGCAAATGTATGGGAGTCCACGGTGGCGGAAGCATGTCTTCCGTTTTCCACGTGAACAGCAAATAAAGTTGGGTGAGGACTGGACAAGCGAAGTTAAGGTAGAAATGAAGAAGTTTGAAACTCTTCAGGGTCAACTTGCAAACGCGCTTCCCAGTGAAATAAATCCAATCACAGGAGAGAGGTTGCCTAGTGTCTTCCATAACACTCTTGTTGATTTGGCTCGAACTCAATGGCGTTTATTTTTGATTGCTTTAGTTGTGGTTGCAGGAGTTGTAGGTGCAGTCTACCTTCTTGTTAATCGCAGAAAAAACAATCTGGTCAAGGAAAAGACCAAGGAAAAACCCATGGAGGGTGCTAATGCTGAGTTTCCAGATCAGCTAGCGCTCCAACCAGAGCCCCCACAAGAAGTTCCAACTACTCCGATTCCGTTGTTTGTGCATGCGATGGAGATGGTGAATACGGGTGATATACCGTTACCAGGGCAGTTTGTTGCGATTAATTCGTATCATTCTGCTGAGGAGATGGTCCCAGGACTTGTGGAGGAAAAACAACCTGAAGCACTGATTATGGTCACACGTACTGAAAAGACGGAGGAGATCACGATAGACACGGAAAACAATGTTGAAAGCTTTACAGGACTAGTTACCGGTAATACCGAGGAATTCGGGGGAGCTCAGCAGCCTGTGTTACGTGCGGACGCTAAGGAGTTCGTGCCAGTAGGTGAAGTTTATTCTGTAGTGTCGGAATTGGTGAATAAGGTGGTGCAGACTCAGCCCGAGTACGAAGCACGACCCACTGCAAAGAAGCGCAAGCCCCCGCGTAATAAGAAGGTGGCTAAGCGTGGGTGGTTGTATTACGACGAGTTGAAGAAAGCAGATCAATTTGCTAATTATTCGGAGTATCGTGAGTACTTAAGGGAAGTGGCAGACCGCAATTTGGAGAATGGCGTGGTAGGTATACCATCTGATGAAGATCACGTAATCTGGGCCGATAAGGAAGATTATGCAGCCTATTACTCGCAAAGGGCGGATGACCGCGAGCTCGAGCATGACGAGGAGGAGCGAAAAGGGCGTCGAAATGATGAGACTGATGATCTCTATTCGCGCCATGGGCGAATCTTCGGTAAGATGAGTGATGCTGAATATGAGGAGAACCTGATGATGCGCAATATGTCTGATGAGGAATATAATGCGTATGTGCCCCGTTATGCGAGGTATGGGGAACCCCAGTATCAATACTCAGACGATGACGAGAGAAAGGAGGGCTGTGGAGCAGCCTTGTCCTCAAAAACAGGCAAAGGTGACAACCTAGTAATTTGTCGAAAACATCACAACCATGAGGTTCGTGAGGATTGTGTCGGCTACTGGGGTTTAGAGTATGAATTGTGTGAGAAGCATAATACTCTTTACGGCAATTGCAAGTGTTCGTATGAAACCTTCCAACCTGTTAAATCTTCGTGGCGGTGTCGAAAGCCAACGGAGTGTGGCCTTCACGGTGAGTGCAAAAACCGGAAGGACCACGAAAGTCCACAGAGTGAGGTGGTTAAGCAAACCGGAGTTGTAAATAAATCCGGTGTGAAACATCTAGCTCGACCTATGGACCCCCACATGACCAATTGTTCGAAGGGTGCCAACTGTGAGAAAGGTTGGTGTAAACTAGCGCATCCCCCGGCGATATGTGATGTGACGCCCCGCTGTATACGAGTAACTGAAAGGAAAGATGGAACGATCGATAAGACGTTTCAAAGTACGAGTGAATGTAGGCGGAAGAGTTGTCACTTTTATCACAAACCGGAGAGCGTGAAAGTTCCTGAGAAACAGCTCTTGAAGAAGAGCGGTCGTGTTCATGTGCGGAATGCGGCTGATAGAACTAAGCTCGGTGCGGAACTTGATATTAAGAAAAAGCACGAGGGGCGGTTTGAGAGCCTTAATGGGGGTTATCAATTTCATTTGGATAAGCATCTGGGATGCACATATGGTTTATACAGTAAGCCCGACCCAATATCGTTGCTGGAGAATGCAACATATGAGCAAGGGAAGGTGACTTTCACCAAACACTTGGGTGCGTATGAGAATGCCAAATATCTACGCACCCCAGATGTGGGGGGAAAACCTGTGTTCCATGAAATTGATCGGGAAACTTTAATGACCACTGGAGCAGACTTAGCAAGTTGTGAGCTCCCAAAAACTATCACAAGGCCGCAGAAAAATGGCTGGCGTGAACCTATCCCTGGTGAGATATGTATTGTTCTCATCGCCCGTCAAATGGGTGACAAAGGTGAAGGTTTCCACATCGCGTATGGTAATGTTACTTCGAGAGTGGGAGAGTATTTTGGTCATACGGCCCCGACAGTGAAGGGTGATTGTGGATCAGGTGTGTGGGCCCTCAGTGACGGCAAGTTGCTGGGTTGGCACCAATTAGGTTCCGGAAGTGACAAGGTGAATGGTTTTATTCCGGTTAATGCGCAGTGGGCAGAACTGTGCACCAACACGATTCCTAGTAAAGTAAAGCATTTAAACTCTTAACTCCAGAGCAGCGAGTAGTGAAAGCGGACCGCTTTTGGAAAGATTGCTGGTATCCGTGGTACCGTGGTGTACGATACGGTGCTGTTCCTTCGGAGGAGTTTACAAAATACTACTTGAAAGGCGTGTGCAGGCATGTTGGTAGAACTCAGTTTAGGCAACCCCGCTATGGTCGGGAAACGTTTGCTGACCCAACAGTATCTTCTTGGAAGAGCTGTAGGGACTTTAAGTGGGAGCAAAAATATGGAATGGCTGTGGCTAATGCAGAATCCAATTTTAAGAGCTCCTCGAAGTATGAGAAATACCAGCCTGATGTGGACGAAGAGGCTATGGACTTGTCGTTGAAATGGACAGGTCAGCACTTCGGACCCCATATGATGGGTTCTTTGGTAGTTGACAGGGATGTTGCAGTTATGAATGCTGCTAAGACGACATCTCCTGGTTTCGGTATAAAAGAGGGATATCCGACGAAGGGACCTTACCTTGCGTCACCCATCTTTCCCCCGATACATGATGCCTATTGGCGTCATTTGAGATCAAGGGATCCAATCCCGACGTTTTGGAGTCTCAATGATAAATATGAGCTTCGATCGTTGGAAAAACTGAAAGAAAATAAGATTCGTTCTTTTACGGCTTCTGCTGTACACCATTCAATCGCGAACAGTCAATTGTGTCTCGACATGAATGAGAAATTCTACAGAAGTGCTCTCCGTACTGCCTCATTCGTTGGTGCGACGAAATTTAGAGGAGGATGGAATAAAGCTATACGTAAACTATTAAAATTCCGTATGGGTTTTGCCTTAGATGAAAGCGATTTTGACGCATCATTGTTTCGGCGACTCCTATGGGGCCAGTGCGTGCTCAGGTGTGAATTCTTGAAGCACAAGTCTGAAGAAAATTTGCAGGCTATGCACAATTTGTATTATGACATCATCAATAGTATAATGATCACACCTAAGGGTGATGTGGTTGTTAAGAACACAGGTAATCCGTCTGGACAAGGGAATACCATTGTGGATAATACTATGATCCTATATCGATTGCTTTGTTATGCATTTATAGTACTTTGGAAGAAGAAACATAATGTTTCCTCCATTAAGGAATATGATGACAAACTCGAGAATCTGCGTATGCAGTTGGATGGCCGGGCTGGTTTCGGTGATGGTGATCTTGAGCAGGAGTATGAGCGTTTAAGTTCTCAGAAGCTCACATACAAGTTTCTTAATGATAATGTTGAGATGGTTCTGAATGGAGATGATAATACTTTCTCTGTTTGTGAATTGATAATAGACTGGTTTAACGCAAGGGGCATTGCGGATGTTTGGACCAGCATCGGAGTTACGACGAAGTCCGATTGTTGGGATCCAAGACCAGTGGAAGAATTGGATTTCTTAAGTCATACATCTCGCTATGATGAAGAGTCACGGATGTATCTGCCAGTACCCGAGAAGAGCCGGATTATGGATTCTCTCTTGCTCGGAAGTAAGTCACCGGATGTGCGGTGGAGCTATTTAAGAGCCTGTGCTTTGCGAATTGAGAGCTGGGCTGATAACTCCCCTGGTGGCTTAAGGGAGATGTTGCAGGATTACATTGAATACCTTCATAAATACCACTCGAGTGAGTTAGTGGGTGATGTGAGGGTTCCAGGTTCGAAGGAATATGTTAAGTGGGAGGATATACAGAACACCTATTTTAGTGATCAGACTTTGTCCACTCTCTATAGTGGTTATGAATCGGAGTCCGGATTTATAGAGCCCGATATAAAAAGTGCACTATGGTGTCTGTCCCACGTAATGACAAGATATTCAATGCAATCGCCGCTAGAAGCGGCTTAACGCGCTGTGGAACACAGTGGTGTCGGCAAGCACTTGACCCCTTCCACGACTCGTTCCTCAAGGATCCTTGTGGGTATCCTGACACGAACGGTGATGCATCCATCGTGCAGGTGGTGAAGCAATCGTATAATATTGCTGCACCGATTACCTCGGGCAACTGGGACTGCAATGTCGTCATGATGCCGTGGGTAAATCCCATCGTGATGACAGCATCAACCAATAATGGAGCCAACGGTGCTACGCCGTTGAACTACCTTACCCAAGCAAATCCGTCGACTAGTGGGGATATAACTGTCGGCGGTATTCAGGTTATCTCAGCAGCAAGTGGTACTGCTTGTGATATCACTGAACCCTCTGTGGCTGCGACGTACAGTAATACGTCAAACACGATCCCTGCTACATACCTGGCGGGAAACGGTCGTGTTGTTGCTATGGCAATGGAAATCGTGAACACGACTTCTGAGTTGAATAAGCAGGGTTTGGTGACAATGTACCGAATTCCTGTTCCTCAGAATGATGACTGTCCAACGATGTACTTGAATAACAACGCAGCGAGTGGTGATACCGTGACGTACAACGGAGCCGCTTCTGTTGTGTATGTTCCTGCGCCGCCAAAGTCAATTGCTGGCGCGCAGTTGTTTGCGGGTACGCGTGCTTGGGATGCCGCTCGTGGTTCTTACAACGTTGCAGTGTTTAACACTCCGGATGTTCCAGCGAGCGGGCTCAACTTCACGCAGCCTGCAATATACACGACAACACAGAAGGATGCGCAAGTGCTTTTTGCGCACATGTCGCGGACGTCGTTTAATCCGACGGCGACAAATGGGGGTGCATTGGTCCCTCCAGTTTCGTGGACAGAGATGAATATGTCCGGTTCATACTTTACGGGATTGTCGAACTCGACAACTTTGACCGTCAATTACATTCTGTATATTGAGCGGTTCCCGACGCAGGACGATCTTGATTTGATTGTGTCCGCGCGTGAGTCACCGGCATACGACATTAAGGCGCTGGAGTTATACTCCGAAGTTGCGCAGTCGCTTCCAGTGGCCGTTACTTTTAATGAGAACGGCTGGGGAGATCTCTGGGACACAATTACCTCGGCCGCATCGAGCGCTTTAAACGTGGCTCGTAAGGTGGTTGCACCTGTAGCGTCATTATTTGGCGTGAGAGGGCAAGCGATAGCCGCAGGTATAGAGGGCGTTGGTGCCGTAGCCGACGCCTTCGACGCACCTACTTCAGACTACGTTCCGACAGCTCCAAGAGCGCCGCCAATGGTCACGGCAGGTCGAATGCGACAGCCGCGAGGTCGGAAAAACCAGGGGACTAAAACTCTCCGGGTGTCTAAGAAGGAGTTGAATAGAGACTTCCGTGCTGGTAAAGCCACGAAGCTCTATAAAAACAGACCGATAAAGATAACTCGTGATAAAGGCCTTAGGGCAGAAATCAACGATGTTCGGAATAAGCTGAAACAGAAGCGGAAAGCGCGGAAGGGCTATTAAAATCTTAGTCGTATTGTGCCCCCGCCAATACGCCGATGATGGCAGTTGATGCGGAGGGTTTTAATTTTTACCTTCGTTGATGTCTAGTTGTGTGCTGTTAATAATACTACAAAATCGTACCTGTAGGAGCTATCATGTCGGCAATGAGTTGATTCACGCTCATGCCTCCCATAAGGGTTTTAGATGTGTCAGAGGGTAACGAACCTGGAACTGTGTGCGTCCTTGTTCCCCACTTTTGTGGGCCAGCTAACCTATTAGTCCGTGTGGTGTTTTAATGACTAACGAGTCGTTCCCAAACTCGGTTATCAAATTGCAGGAGGTGAGTACTACCATAGTGCTAAAGGAGGTTTCTGTGCTTAATTGCATAGTGACCACAGGTTAAACACGACTCGGCCGGCGTGAAAGGTTTTAAACGACGAGTGTGCGTACCTAGCGTTGGGACTGAGGTGTCTTGTAATTCGGGTCTCAGGTCGTTTGAATCGATAGTTTCCTGTTTCCTGTGCCTTCCTT